TGGTCACCTTGAGGATCGCCAACTGGTTATTCATCAACTGGATCTTGGAAGCAGGCTGCTCGAACATGACGTTGTAAGCAGAGTCCATTGCACCAGCCGAGTTCTGCATCTCGCCGGTCAATGTATTCAGTGACTCATAGCCCGGAATAGCAATGTCGAAGAAACGTCGGGCCTGAATAGTTCCAGTTCCGAATATCTCCTTGAACATTTCCTTTCTCTGAGGCTCAGCCATCGAAGCCCAGCCCTTGTTGTTCGCCAGCTGGGATACGATGTCGTTCATCTGTAGGAACTCACCAGCAGAGTTACGAACAGTGATACCGAGTGCTTCCAGCTTACCGAACTTGTCTGGCGACGAGAACAACTCCATTGCGCGTGCAGCAGACGTAGCAGCCATCTCAGTCGAGAGACCGTTACGTGTCAGGAACGCCATCATGCCAGCCAGTGTTTCAACTGACTGACCAGCAGCTACGGCAGCAGGAATAGCACGACCGAGAGCAGTTTGGAACTCAGCGTAAGTACCAACGCCCAAGCGGACCATGTTGAACTGAACGTCCAGAACCCTATTGACTTCTTCTATAGGAATACCGAACGCGTTCATGATCGCCATTGTGGCACGTGACGACTCTCGGATCTCAACCTGACCAGCAACAGCTGCACGGGCAAATTCACGTAGCAGCACTTCAGACTGAGGAACAGTAACGTTCATCGACGAGAAGATATCGTACAACGTTTCATCCAGGGACCCGAAGGCTACAGGGATTTCCCGAGCAACGTTGATTACGACCTGACGGAGATCCTCGAAGCTGCCCGACGTATTACCGAGCTGCGTCTGAACGAGAGCAATCGATCGGTCGAATTCAATACCGGCCTGGATACCATCGGCTAAGAAGTTTGCACCAATGAGACCAACACCAGTCATCGCAACACCCATACCAGTGAGTGCGCGGCCTTGGGCTAAGGTAGCTTCGGCAGCCTTGAGAGCATCGCCCTCCAAGCTACCGACAGCTTTGCCTACGTCAGCAATGATGCGGGTGGCTTGATCTCTCGCCCTAAGGACCAGTAGAATATCTCTAGTGCCGACCGGCATTTGCTTTGTCCTGATCTGCTTTGTAACGTTCTCCTTGTGCTGCCAATACTAAGAACAGACACTCCATGACGAAACAATCCTGATCCAATACTCCTCCGGCACTCGGAAGAACATTGTAAGCCTGGCAAGCGCCAGAAAGGCCAAGGACCCTACTTGCCTCCACCTCGAGAGGTGTCGGGTTGTTAGTGTCCTTGGCCAAAGGGCTACCGAGTACGATATGAGACCGGATCAGGAAACTCAGTTTCCCAAGTCGTCTCCGAACTCGTGCAGTACGCGAATCAGTTCGCCTATCTCTTGTCCAACCTGTGGATCGAGTCTGTCGAGGTTGGCAGCTTTGGTAAGATCCAACTTCTCGTCGTTGTCGTCGAGAAGATTGTGATCTACCAAACACTCCTTGAGTTCGAACGCTGTTACCTGACGGTTCAGCATTTCGATGTTCCCACGCATGCCACCGTTGTTGCGACCGGCTTCGATTCCGATCTGCATGGCCATCTGAGAACGCTCGAGCCACTTCCCGTAGGACATACGCCGAAGTTCGACCCATGCCTCCGCGAGAGACTTGAGTTCGAACCTTTCTGCTGTTGTACTGATAGTTGCTCTGGGCAAGGCAACTGCTCCTTTGTTTATGGAAAGCTGGCGATGTTCTCAGTCGTGGTGACTGTGATCTTGTGCGACGCGGCATCACCATCAGAGTACACCCCACGATACTTGATGTTGGCACGAATCAGTTCTGCCTGACCACTCATGCCAACGATTTCGTAGGTGTCTTTGAGGGCAGCGAAGACTTCGAACGTCACAGAAGCGCCAGCACCTTTCGATGCGGCGAACTTGATCGACTGTGCCGAGAGAGCCTTGAAGGCATCATAGTCGGTACGAGTATCGAAGTCACGATTGATGGTGAGTTCGACGTTGCGCTCTCCGAACCGAGCAAACGCAGCCGCAGCTGTTGGAGTGAAACGGTACTCGTGGCTCGCGGAATCGTTCACACTCAACTCGTACACGTCTGCGTCGATGACAGCTGACGCTGCAGGGATCTCGAGGGTGTACTGACCAGCACCGAACGGCAACGTGGTCACGTGTGTCGGAGTCGGAAGAGTCTGCGAAGCTTCCGATCGTCCAAAGACATCGAAGGTTGCAATGAGCAAACCGTTGTCGACTGAATACTTGGCTGAACCAAGAACGCAACCGACGAAGCCAAAGGTCACACCGTTACGAACGACTGTGAAGGACAGAGTCTTCGTTGGGATAGCGACAGCACTTGGAGTAAAGGTGTATACGTACGGACTCGAGCCCGTCTTGACACCTGTGTACCGAGCTGCACGAAGAAGATGACACAGGGTGTCTTCGGTCACTTCGACAGTGATCGACCCTTCAGTTCGAAAGTAACCCGCGACGACACCGGAAATGTCTGCGATGCCACGAAGAGGCCTGCGCCAGTTCGTTTCCTGTACATGCTTCAAACTTTCGTTTCGAAGCACCAGGTACTTGGTCGGAGCTACGTAGGTTCCGGAAGTTACTTCCGGCGCAATACCGACAAAGCCGGAAGCGCCAACACCTACTGCCATGGTCAGTCCTCCTCAGTCCCGGCAACCGGGGTTTCGCTCTGATCTCCCACAGGAGTTTCTTCGACTTCTGGCTCCTTGGTGGAAATGTTGATCGAGAGTTCGTCTCCGTCAGGCCAGGAGAAACCCTGGGCCTTGAATTCGGCGATCTGTCCGGCAGTGACTTGCCGCGACCCTCCATTGGGAACCGTGCCGAACGCAGGGAGAGCAACAGGGTCGCCCTCAGGAACCGAGTCCACGAACACGTGAACCGTGCCTGCGTACTCCGGTTCGTCCGGTGTTACGACATCATCAGGCATGTTGTCTCCTAGCTAACGGAACGGGGTGCGAGTCCGCCCCATCCAAACGAGTCTCGAGGACACCAGCAGATCGTCGTTGTTGAACGTTGTCTGTCCTATTGACTGCTGTGATATCCACGAGAACACGACAAGCCCACCGAGCTGGTTCTCGGTCAGGATGTACTCCTTGACTGTCTTCGTGTACTCGAGGCACTCTTTGAGGTTGTCCCGAACATTCTGCAAGCGATCGTGGTACAAGAAGATATGAAGCTCCCCGTCGTCTAATGCCTGCATGTACGTATCGGTGGGAACATGATCCACTTGTCGAGGTATGACCGCGATGCAAGGGATAGGACCAATCATGTTGATGTCGCCGTAGTGAACCGCCTTGAGACCGAGATCGTACATCCCTGCCCGTAGATGGTCCACCATAGCTTGGTTGAGTTCTCCAAGATCCAACATCAGTCATTGAACCCCGATTGCTCTAGCTTGTTGTCAACCCAGTCGTAGAACACACCCTCGATCTTCTCGAGGTCGTCTTCATCGAGGTAAGCCCACTCACGAGCTGCCATGTGTTGAGTCCCGAACTGATGGAAAGCACCATACGTTGCCCGAGGAAGATTGGCAACGGAGGCCTCTTCGGCATCAATGTCCCAGAGGTTAAGCTGACCCGCTACGGCCTTGAGCAGTCCTGTCCTATTGAGAATAGGATGTGCTTCACCGCGAGTCACGACGGTACGGTCCTTGAGTGGCTCCCAGCCAGGACCTTCTACGTCAAAGTGACGAACGAACGAAGGAGAGGCAACTTCACGGACTGAATTGGTAAGCGGTTCACGAAAGGAACGAAGTCGCAGACCTAGCTCAGCATAGTTCATTTCAACGAACGCTGCTGGTGGTTCGAAGGTAACGTCGAAGTCGTACATCAGAAGACCTTGCCCATCGTGAAGGCACGAGGCGCGGCGAACTCTGATCCCGGATCGTATTCATCTGCGTACGCAGTTGCTAGGTCAGTTGGCCAGAAGGAGGGATACGATGAGCTTTGGATCGTTTCGTCGTCTGGTAAGTTGATGGAGCCCTCCAGCAGGCCGCCCAGTAGCCTATTTGCGGAGAGCTCCAAATAGCCGGCATAACTAGAATCACCGCCATCTTCTGCATACGTCCTACGGTAAGTCCAGGACGCAACGAGAAGGGCGATGATCTTGCGAATTAGATCTGGAGTAGTAACAGCGCTTACCCAATCCTCGGTCACGTATTTGTCTGCCAAGGTGCTGAACACCTTAATACGTGCAGTCTCCTCTAACTCCTCGTCAATGAAGGCGAGGGTCAAACGAGAAGGATCCAACCATTGCTGGACCTCAGGTATTGTGACAAACGCTGTCACCACTCATCGCCTAGAAGTCGTCAGGATTGGAGGAAGAGCTGCTTGCCGGCCGCTCTGGTTCCTCGTCGTCTGCTTCTTCTTCGGCGGATGGCATCTCGACTGTGGGGTCATCGACCCGGATGCCACCATCCCATTGACGCTCCTGAGGTCGTCTATCGACTTCCTCGGGGTCGGGTTGTCCTTGGACGAGCTGTGCCTCAGGCATCCGTCGCCGTTCGGACTCCAGATTCGCAATGCGGTTCTGGAGCTGTACGATGAGCGCTTCGGCATCTGCGCCGGAGGCCACCGCTTGGATGGGTTCGGCGATCGCACCCGACTTCTTCAAGTCGTCGATCACCTCTTCGGGAAGATCACCAGTGTCGACTTCTGAGCCGGCACTGATCTCGGTGACCTTACCCTCCTCGTCCCCATACTTGATGTTGGTAAGAGCAATCAACACGTTGGCCTCCTCAGGCGATCGCAGCTTTGATGACGTACCCGGCGATCTGCTTGCCGAGTGCGTTGAGCGTGACCATCTTGAGATCGTAGCGGCGGGAGACTCGGATGACGTCGCTCTTGCGATTCTGCTCGCGCCAGCGCTCGACGATCTGAGGACGGTTGCCACCGTAGCCCATGTTGAACTCGTACCCGAAGGCCAGCTGGCGAGGAGCCGCACGAGGAGGAACGTACGCGATTACGACGTCCTTACCCCACATGTAGCCGATCGATGCTGTCTGGCCAGGGTTGGCGGTGTTGTAGCCCATCCCGGGTACGATGATGCGTGGAATACCGAGCAGGGATGCGATGATCTCCTGGTTCAGCACACCACGCTGGACGTACTTGATCCGCTCGATGAAGTCCGGGTGGTCCTCCAGCTTCGACATCACCTGGTAAGGGATGATGGCGAGGTTGGGCACGATGAACAAGCCGGCGTGGATTGTGTCTCGCGCCACCTTGAAGTCGGAGATCGGGTTCGAGTTGACGAAGTCGCTCCACTGTGTGGTACCCGACAAGGTCGTCGAGTAACCCGCTGCGTAGTTCGACGTTGTCGTCACCATCGTCTTGATGGCGATCTCACGTGCCAACAGAACCTTCCCGGTTACCAACTCGGTGCCGTCGCGATCCGGTGCGAGAGGAGAATCGACGTTCTCCCGCTCTTCATCAGTGATTGCGATCTGGAGCGAATGCTCCTGCGCCCAGTAGGTGTCAGTCGAGACAGCCAGACCTGGGATCTCGGTCGCTTCGGTACCAGGAGCTCGAAGGTCCGTTCCCGGATCGAGACCCCAGCCCTCACGGCCGAAGAGGTAGTACTTGTCCGACTGCTTCCGAACGTTCACCGTGGGGAACAGGACGTCTCCCACCATGCCTTCGTTCGGGTACGCGACGCTGATGTTCGAGAGAACGACGTCGAAGTGGGTGTTGCCCCCAAGTTGGGGATCCCATACTGCCATGGATCAGTCCTCTCTCTCAGCTCGCTGCCGCGTTGCTGGTTGCGCCTGGTGTGAGCAGGACGTCGATGTGGTCACCATCGGCTGCTGCCGCGGTGAGCGCGATACCCACGACTTGGTTGTTCGCCCCCGCCGTGGCATCGACGGTCGTGATCTTCCCAGAGGAGTGAGCACGAACCTTGAGGCCAACAGCGATCGGGGCTTGCGCTACGCACCGTGCGACACCCAGAAGTCGTACACCGATGATCTTGCCATTGGCTACATCGCCGGCTGTTGCCGACTCTTGTGCTACACCAATTGCAAAGTCACCGGTCGCGGTGACTGGCGTGACGTGCTCGAAGCCGTTGGTCTTGACCAAGTAGAACTTGGTAACCGCGGCATCGATCAGGAAAGCTCGGTCGTATTCGTAGTGCATATCACACCGGGTCCTTCGTCAGAGCCTCGCGGCGGTAGCCTTCCCAGAGCTCTGGGTTGGTATCACCGATGCGCTGTACGGCGTCGGCGTAGGTGAGCTTGTCGTCCTTCGACATCAGCTTGTCGACCTCGTCGCTGAACCGCTTGGAGTGCGAATCGGTGGTTGTGTTTCCACCCATGCTCCCGCGTTCGCCGAGAGGAATCAGACCCTGCTTGACGGTCTCCTTGAACATCTGGACAACGCGGTCGCCCTGTGTCTTTGGAAGATCGACCAGAATGGTCTTGAGGGACTCGAGAGCTGCAGGCGGAATCGCATGCGTGGCTCCGTCATTCAAACTCGAGACCTGTGCGTTGACCTCTGCAAGCCGGTTCGCGGCTTCGAGTGTCCTCACCTTGTCAGCGAGCGCCTTGACCTGCGGAAGCTCCATAAGCTGTTGCTCGTTGAGCATTGCAGGCACCTTTTCATCCGGCTGCGGATCTGGGGTTGGCTTGGGTTGAGGAGGACTTGTCGGAGGCGGCGTGTCTGGCTCACCACCGGCACCTGACGGAGCCGGCACTTGGAGCTTTGCCACTGCTGCCAGGAGGTCCTCAGGCTTGGCATCTTCGGGAAGCCCGAGTGCCTTGATCAGAGCCTTGGTAAGCTCGTCCACATTGCCTCCAAATTGCTTTGCAACCTCAGTGAGGTTGATGGGTAGGATGTCTTTCAGGAAAGGACGATTGGTGATCGCCCCTCCAAACAAGACATCTTTGAAGGAGCTTCCGGTCTTCGGATGAGTCCATTCGTCTACGAACTCAGGTGAGAAGTACCGGTACTCCTTCTTCTTCAGTGCCTCATGAGCGGACTCAGTCCACTGAATCAGCAACCAAAGACCGTCTTGACGAGCCTCCGCGGCTTTTACCCAGCCTGCAGCTTTGCCGTCATTGTCCTTGTGGTCGTAATCGATGTCAAGCTCTTGAGTACGAACACCCAAGTTGACGTTCGACGCGAATCGCATGACTCGCTCAGGCGTGATGTCGATCTTCCCATACACTGGGTGATCATAACTGCCAAGCGGAAATGCCTGAATCCATGATGTCGAGATCAGGTCGTCGAACTTGAAACCAGTGAGGTCAACCCAGTAACCCTGGGGCTTCTCAGTGGTCATGTCGAAGGTAGGCACAGATCTTTCCTCCTAGGTAATTATAACTGATGGCCAAACGGGAAAGCTAGAGGGCCAATGGGAAAGTTTCCTAACCTCCCGATTTGTCCCCGCCAGCGTTGGGTCCCGGTACGGTCTTCTTCATCCCACCAGCGTTCGACTGACGAGGCATATCGGCGTTCTGAGAACTGTTGTCCAGCTCACCTTCGTCAGGGGTTTCTTCACCCTGTGGAGTATCCAGATTGGCTACGAAGCGCTGGCTCTTCTCGTCGGCTTTGGGAAGATCCATTTCATCTCGTACCCACGCCTCAAGCTTGTCATCAGGAATGAGTACGCCGGCACCGACGAAATTGCGAATAGCAAAAGAGACCGTTCTCCAGTCGACCGTGTCGCCGATACGACGCACGCGTAGTTCGGGGTATATATCACGTTCGCCCCAGTTCCAGATGACCAGCTGTGGGATGCAGTACTTGTTGAATACATCCCTGATCACCTCAGCGATGTATCGCGTCGCCTTGAGGAAGAGTGTCTGCTGCTCCTCTTGTGACGTACCTAGAGGGTTGTTAATGAACTGACCTAGGATGTTCCTGGCGATCATCATGTCGTGGTGATCCACCGACGTCAGAGCATTGACTGGTTGACCTTCGAGCTTGAGCATCGCCAAGTCCCAGTTCGGAGGAAGGACGATGTGTGCCTTCTCGTTGGTCCGAAGGTTGCGACCAATCTCGTCCGCGAGTGCTCTGTCCTGTGGATTGAAGTTTGCTGGCAGCTTGATAATCGGGATACCAATGCCGTGACGTTCCTTCTGAATGGCATCGATCTTGTACAAGTTCTCCTTGTAGAACCAGTGCTTGTAAGCGCTCCGTAGAACGCTCACCCCAGTCATGTCTCCACCCTCCTTCTCAAAGGTGAAGACGGCGAGCTTATCCATCGGGATGGTAACTTCGCCGAACGGTGCCGTCCTCATGTACGTAGACATGGCGACTGGTCCACCATTCTTATCGAACTTCCATCCACTCACATCAGTTGGATGACGAGGTGCGAACTTCCTCCAAATGACTTTGCCATCGTGAAAGTCGTACACCTTCTCGAACGGGTAGTATCCGAAGTCGAGCATCAACAGGATCTCGGTCAGTAGCTGGGGCCAGCTGGTCGACATCCAATTGAAGAAGCAGTTGTTGATGTGTTCAGAGATGATCTGCCCACGCTTGGTCTCATCCAGGGTATCTATGTACCAACGAGCCGCGAGGACAGGAGTCTTTACCAGTCGAAGCGTAGCGCGGATCTGTCCATCGTTCTTCCGCATCTTCTCGTAGGTCTGCAAACCGAACCAACCACGCAGTTCAGGGTTGTAGTCCTCACGAGCTACTCCGGTGTAGTTGGACTGACCAGTACCACCCAGTTCGCGGTAGTCAGGCTTTAGAGGGATCTCCTCAGCATAGGTAGACAGTTGCATACCCAGCTGCGGATCCTTGACGAGGATAGATCCGCCTGGACTTACTTCGATCAAGTCGTACCGCTTGGCAAGCTCGATGGTACTGTTGAAGACCTCTGGGTCTACTGGCATCAGAATTCCTTGTCCATTGAGAAGAAGCCTCGTGTGCCGCTAAGGGTTGCCGTAGAGACACCCGCCACCACCGGGTCCTTGTGTTGAGAAAGACCCACAGGATGATTGCGCATCACCTCGACAAGATGATGACGAGCCCCAAGATCGTAAAGTTGCACCAGAGCATAGCGGATAGCGTCCATAGCGTGATCGTCGATACCTTGTGCAATGTCCTTAGGTCCCTTATTTGGAGATCCCTCAGCCGCACGATAGTTACTGAACTCTCGTATGGTATTGGCACATCCATTGGCCACCCAGAGTTTGGGTGCGGAGATTGGTGTTCCGTACTCATCTGCTTCACCGATCTGATATTCCTTCAGGAAGGACTTTACGCGATCGACACCTTGACGCCAATTGGTCTTAGCATCGGGATCGGCGATGCAGGGTGCGATCTCTGCCGACACTCTCATTGCCGCTTCGGGATCAGCGGCGTCTCCAAAGCAACCATCAATACGGTAGCCAGGAGGTTGTTCGCGCTCACGAAGTAAGCGGAAGTGTTCTTCGAGGATTGTATAGGACTTGTAGTGTTCCCGCCAGATGTAAATGTTGTCCCAAGGGTCGACTTGGAATTCAATGCAAGCTAGAGGGTTGACGAAGCCCCAATCCCAAGCCATGTAGTTCGGCCACGCTGGATTGAACGTGTGTGGCTTAACATGGATCGTGAGATCGAACTCGCCATAGATCTTACCGACGAAGGCAGTGAAGTCAGCACCGATCTCCTGCATGAACCAATCAGGAGTAGTGGTATCTTCCAACAAGAGGATTTCAGAATCAGTACGTCCACCTGGATAGACTACGGAGTTCTCCCAGGATGGAAAGCGCCAGGACTCGAAGTACTCGTTGTCTGGGTTCTGGCCAAGCAACCACAAGTCGTAGTACCAGTTCTGACCTTCTGGTGTCGTAGGAAATGTGGCCCCGCCTCGCTTATCTGATAGCGCAGGGCGAATAAACCTTTCCCATGTTTCCTTCCGATGCTTTGCAGCTTCAGACATGATGGCGCCTGATAGACCCTCACCCACCAGAGTCTCCGGATACTGTGCGCTTCGAACCTCAACACGTTTCCCCCAGGGCATCTCGATGTACATTTCCCCTGAGCGTTTGTTGTAGGCCTTCTTGACTCTCTTATCCTTGCCCAGCTGACACTTTATGATCAGGTCGTCCCACATGACGCGGAACTCCTTCTCACCCAAGTCGTAGGTAGGGCCAATGATCCAGTAGTAGCCCTTATCGCGCTGGAGCATCTCAGGCTCTAAGTCACGAGCGGCCATTGTAGACTTGCCGAAGCGTCGACCGCAACAAGGAAGCTTGAACCTCTTCATAGACTGATGAAACAGAACCTGAGCCTTGGAGTGAGGCGTGTACTCGATCCGTTCGAAGAAGGCCTGTTTGTCTACAGCACGCGTCATGCGACTAACACTCTCTGACTGACGATAAGCCAGTCGGCATCCTTGGAAGGAAAGGTCTGCTTCTGATTACCTGGCCATATCACTTCGGTCTGTAGTCTCCATCGACCAGCAGCAGGGATATCGGTAGCGTTCGCAAAGGTGAAGAAGACAAAGCCCTTACCCGTCGTCGACTGAAGTGGTTCGATTGTGCCTACGACAGTCTTGGCTACATCGCTCAGTCTGTACTGCATCGTTACCGACGTCGCGCCGGACAGGTTGACTGGACCATCTTGGTCGCAAAGCGTCATCCTAAGGTCAGGTTTCTGATCAGCAACCGCCATGTAGTAATCAGTCATCTCTTGGCTCCGTAAAGGTAGGCCCGCCTGCCCTGCTGGTCGTCAAGCTAGCACCCGTGCGTGGCACGGAGTATGATGGGTGCGTACGAGCCCTCGTAAAGACCGGGAGCTTCATCGTCGGCGGATGACGAATCCACAATTCCGACTCTGCTATCTGATCCAGCAGGACAAGCGTTGCATTTATTATAACTTGTTCACCAATGGAAAGCAACTCGGCAAATACGTGTTCCACTCGTGGAGCCAACGCATCTGCGACCGTAGCCAAATCATTGGCACCGATCGTTGCTGCTATGCTGAGCCTATCTTCCACCTCAATCTGTTGCACGACGTCGACGAATTGTAGTGCATTAGCAAAGGTGACAACCTCTGATGCAGTAAAGGTATCCGTGACGGTTGATTGCCGCTGGTAGTTGTTGGCCTCGGAGATAGTCGATGTGTCGTTGACTGTCGTTGCCGTGAGGTAGGTATTCGTGTCAACGCTGATAGCCGTGTCGGAGGTAGCTGATGTGCTACTGTAGAGGAAATCCTCCGACACAGCCGCAGCGTCGCTGACAGCGAAACTAACGCCAGTGCCGCTGGAGTCAACTATGGCTACGCTGTCAGAGATCGTAAGTTCCGGGGAAGGTACAGCAACATCGACGGCTATACTCGAATCAGTTATAGCCTGTGTAACTTGGACACTAATGAGCTCGGTAAAGGAAATAGCCTCGGTTGGCTTGATCGCGTAGGCAACCGCAATCGAGTCTGTTACCGTAGCCGACTCAGGAACCAGAACCTGCATACCTTGTATGCCGCCGGTGATTCCACTTTCGGTAGCGACGAACGTATCCGTCACCGCCAAGGACGTAGAGCCTGTGTTGAAGATTTCGACGATAGTTGCATCGTCCGTTATAGCCAAGGTCCTCAAGATGGCTGGAATGTCGAAGAAGGTAACGTTGTCAATTACGAAGAAACCGTAAGTGACCGACGTTATGACATCGGTTGCAGTAGCCGAATCTGTGACCGTAACTGGACGTGCTGTGAGATTGACTTCGCTGATTGAAGCGGAGTCAGTAACGGTATGTGTTACTGTCGTCGCCAACGTATCTGAAACAGTTATGCTGTCTACCGAAGTTGAACTCCGCAACACACTGAGTGCATCGCTCTCCGTGAACGTATCAACAGGAGCAATCGCTGCGGTCAGTGCAAGGGCATCAGTAGCCGTGTACGTCTCTAGCACAGGAGCCGTTAGTAGACCAAAGGTATCGGACTCTGTAAACGAATCGGCGACTGAAGTCGTAACGGCTATGGAGAACGTTTCAGACGCTACAACAGCGGAGTCGGTTACAGACCTTGGAACTACGAGCGTCAGAACTTCGGTTGCCGTAATGGTATCGAAGATCGCACCAAGCTGGGACGATACAACTTCCGAGACCGTGACAGTTTCGGTTACCGTGAATGTCGCTTGTCCTGTGGGAGTTTCCGAAGCGGTCGGGGAATCGGCTACCGCCTTCGTTGCTGTATATGCAAAGGACTCAGTAGCAGTGAACGTGTCAGTGACTACAGGGTTCGATCCTGTTGCATTGGCTAGCGATTCGGACTCGGTAATCGAATCGGTCTGCGTAAGCGTGACAGCAATCGAAATCGACTCTGTAGCAGTAAGGGTATCAGTCTGGCTACGACCAATTACAAAGGTCTGCTCAGTAGCAGTAAACGTATCAACCGGAGCGATAGCTGTCGTCAAGACAAGTGTGTCAGTAGCGACAAGCGAATCGGTCTGAGCTCTGTTCGCTGTCAGAACAAGAGTGTCAGTTGCAGTGAAGGTGTCGGTCTGCGTCTTGAAAGTGTCAGTGAGGAGAGTTGCCGTATCAGTTGCGGTAAACGTATCAGTCTGCGAAAGCGTTACTGCAATCGAGAACGTTTCCGTTGCTGTAGAGGAATCGGTCTGCGCCTTAGCTTCGGTTGTAGTAAGAGCCAGAACCTCAGTTGCTGTGAGCGTATCCGTCACTACAGAGACGTTGTTGGTTATAGCGAAAGTCTCAGTTGCCGTAGACGAATCGGTCTGAGTCTCTGCTGCAGCATAGGTAGAAGCTTCAGTACTTGTAAAGGCATCGGTCTGTGCCTTTGGTGTTACCGCAACACCAGTGAAGTCGGTAAGACGCTGAGTAGCCCACTGACGAAGTGCTTTGGTATTGATTGCGCCAGTTGGGCCTTCAGGAAGCGAATATGTGTCGAACGTAATGATCGACGCTCGACGTGCTACAGCAGCATTACTGAAGTCGACACCTGGAGAAGTAACGGAAGCTGTTGCAGCTCCACTGAGACCAGCCCAGTTAGCAGACGCAGTCGCCTGAATAGTTGCAGGACCAGGAATAACTGTGGCTGCGGCTGCACCATCAAGCCCACTCCACGTAGCGGAAGCGGTAGCCTCGATGACATGAGGCGCTAACGATACAGCCAGATCCAAATTGTCAATGCGCTGAACTTCTAGTTGCGCCCATACCCGTGTAGATATTGTCCAGTTAGCTTTGACTACAGTACTGCTGAGACCGAGAGGAGCAACCGTTGCTCCGGGAGCAGGAACCACATCAGCTGCAGCCGTAGCACCTAGACCACCCCACGTCGCTGATACAGTTGCTTCTATCTGATCTAAAGATCGTACTAGGACAACCGCTGTAAGAGTCTCAACTGTGGAAGTCGTTCCTGTATTTGCCCACGCGTTAGTACCTGTAGTCGATCCTGCAGCACCCAGTGTCTTGGAAGCCAGGATCGTTTGGTTGTCTAGAGAACCTGTCGCCGAGTTCGCATTGCCATTGGTGATCAGTGTGTACGTGCTAGGGGCTACCGGTGTAACAGCAGCAGCAGTTAGCAGAGACTCTTGGAGTACCGCAATGACAAAAGCGGTTGCAGTAGCACTGGTAGCGTTGAGTGATGCGGGGTTCGGTGCATTAGAGTTAAAGCCATAAGCAGGAACGGTGATGTCTTCGGGAGTAGTGTTATTGACTCCCGAGAGTGCTACGATAAACCCGCAGATTTGATAACTGGTTGCGTGAGTATTGACGAACGTGTAGTTAGCTGGTTCACCACCAGCATTCGTAACTACCTTACGTAAGATGGTGAGTTCAGTATCATTACCAGTTGCTGAACCGTGAGTAGCTGGACCAATGTCAGTCCAACCCGAGCACGTCCATTTGTTCGTGAGAGCATAGTCGGTACGTGAGATGAAGGCGTACATAACATGACCATTAGCCAACGATCCGGGCTTAGTAACCGTGATGCCGGTAGTACCAGCTGCTGCTACAGTAGCGTTCGTTGTGTTAACGATTGCAATGGCCATGTCAGGCTACTTAGCCCTTTTCGATGTACTCGATCAACGCGCTCATGGTAGTGGAACCAGCTGGCGCCACGTTGAGCTTGACAGCCAACACACCTGAAGGAGGCACCACGAGACGACCTTCTTCGTCGAGAGCCACCCATTGCCAGCCCGACACCAAGTTGAAGCTTTCGGAGTGCTGTACAGTCGGAGTACCAGGTTCCGCGGTATGGTTGACACCTCCAGTCGAACCGCTCGCAGCATAAGCAGCCAGCAAGATCGGTGTTGATGAGGTGTTCGTACCACCGGTAGCAGCACGTAGGATCTGTGCCTGCGAACCTTCGGATACGATAGCACGAGTGGTAATCGTACAACGTACCACTTCCAAGATGGCAGTCGAAGGCGCTACGACCGATACCAATGTCTTGGCAGCAGTCACGGCGACCGAATCCATCCTTACTTCATAACGGCCTCTGGCCATGGAGTCTCCTTATCTTCTGATCAGAATTGGTCGAGGAACGAAGATCACAGGACTGGCACCAGCACCCGGCGTACTCGGAGTTGCCGTTGCCGTCGCACCTAAGGCTCCGAAGGTTGCCGACGCAGTGGCTTCGATAGTCGCAGGGCCGCCGCCCGCCGCCTTGTAGGCAAGCGTCACGGTCGTATAGGTGGTGCTTGACTGCGTCTGAGTGAACGGCC